GTATTCGCTGGTTCTACTAATAATCTTATGTTCTTAAAGGACCGCACTGGTAACCGCCGATTCTGGCCAATCACTGGTGATAAGGACCGCAAGACTAAGAACGCCTGGGAGTTGTCAAAGGACGAAATTGACCAATTATGGGCGGAAGCCTATTACTACTGGTCCGAGGGTGAATCCTTAGTCCTTGAAGGGGAACTTGAAGAAGAAGCTCTTAGTATCCAATTATCACATACTGAAGGCGGTGAACTCGTAGGTCTTATTGAAGAGTACCTCGACATGCTACTACCTGAAGACTGGGAAACAATGGATATCTATGATAGACGAGATTATGTCGCTAATTATGGTGACGACGATCATTGTGGTTCAGTGCAGCGGGAGCGAGTGTGTGCCCTTGAGATATGGTGTGAAGTGCTTGGCGGGGACAGGAAGAACCTGCAGAACGCAAAGGCAAGAGAGATTATTGACATCTTGCAGTCAACACCAGGCTGGAACCCGTATACAAAAGGAACAGGAAAGGCACGTTTTGGCAGGCTTTATGGTCCACAGAGGGCATTTATAAAGGAAGGCACAGACCTCCTATCAATGTATAAACGAAATCATGGTAAGTAGGTGTGTCCAATTATTTGAGGTGTGTCCAATTATTTAATAGGTACGAATGTTCGTAAAAATAATTATTCAAGCCTATACATTGATGAATTTTGATATAGTCCGATAATTGGACACACCAAACACGTCTGGACACACTAATCGGACACGGGCAAAAAGCAGATAACTGCTAATCTAAATAGTAATATGTATCTAGTGTGTCCAATTATTTATATAAAAATAAAAAAATAAATATATGAATAATTGGGTGTATATATATAAGCGTAAAAAACGCAAATACGCGTATATATATATGTTGGAAAAAAATTGGGCACTTCGGACACACCCCCCTCATAAACCCAGTATTGGCGTGGGTTCATAGGCGTGTCCGAAGGTGTGTCCGAGCATTTATTGAGAACGAGGTGAGAACGATAGAAAAAGATATCGAACGTTGGTTAGGAAATCAACTCAAAAAACTGGGGTGCATATATATGAAATTCGTATCACCCGGAAATGATGGCGTGCCTGATCGGATTGTAGTACTCCCTGGAGGCAGTGTTATCTTCATTGAGTTAAAAGCTACAACAGGAAAGTTAATGGCTAACCAACGAGTACAGATTTCAAGGCTGCGTAAACAAGGCGCCATAGTATTTGTCCTAACCGGCAAGCTAGACGCTAAGTTATTTTTAGACGATATAGAAAGGGTAATTCATGGACTTTCATCCACATGAGTACCAAGAGATTGCTATCCAGCGGATAATTGATCATTCGCACTACGGGCTGTTACTTGATATGGGCTTAGGGAAGACAATCTCCACGTTAATCGCAATAGAGAAACTCATATATGATAGCTTCACTATAAAAAAAGTGTTACTCATCGCACCTAAGAAAGTAGCCGAGTCTACCTGGGCGCAAGAAACACAAAAGTGGAGCGCTACAAGATGTCTGACAGTGGCCAAAGTATTGGGTTCTGAGAAAGAACGCATACACGCACTTAATAGTGAGTCTGACATATATGTGATAAATCGTGAGAACGTGCAGTGGTTATATGATTACTATTTTGGAAAACCGAAAAAGAAATTCCCTTTTGACATGTTAGTGATCGATGAAAGTTCTTCTTTTAAGAACCCACAGGCTAAGCGGTTTAAGGCTATGCGTAAAATGAGACCTCTCTTTAAGCGCATCGTGATTCTGACTGGTACGCCAGCACCGAATACCTTAATGGATATTTGGGCGCAGATGTATTTATTAGATGGCGGGGACCGATTAGGAAAAACGCTTACTGAGTTCCGATGCCGTTACTTTACACCGGACAAAACAAATGGCCACGTCGTGTATAGCTACCGATTACTACCAGGTGGCGATAAGGCGATATTTGGTAAAATCCAAGATATTTGTATGAGCTTAAAAGCTAAGGACTATCTCAAACTACCTGAGCGCATTGAAAACGTAATTACTGTAGAAATGAGTCCTAAAGAATGGGAACTCTATAAACAGATGGAACGTGAGCACGTGCTTAGTTTAGTCGATGATGACGACGTAAGTGCACTTAATGCCGCAGCCCTCGCCGGTAAATTGTTACAGCTAGCGAATGGATCCATTTATAACGATGATGGTGAAATCGTGGTCGTCCATAATGAGAAGATTGAACGCTTGAAAGAATTGGTAGAAACGAATGAAGGAAAACCGATGTTAGTGTTTTATAACTTCAAACATGACCTTCAATCGATTAAAGAAGCGTTCCCGAAAGCCGTTGAGCTTAAGACCGATGATGATGTAGCTGAGTGGAACAAGGGCAAGATTCAAATGTTACTGGCACATCCCGCATCAGCAGGGTATGGCTTAAACCTTCAGGCCGGTGGCAATATCATCGTATGGTATGGGCTGACATGGAGCCTTGAACAGTACCAACAAGCGAATGCAAGGTTACACAGACAAGGACAAACACAGCCTGTGATTATCCATCATCTAGTTACCAAAGGGACGATGGACGAGCAAGTCATGAAAGCCTTAGAACGTAAAGAAGCAGGGCAGGACGCCCTCTTAGAAGCTATTAAATATCGTAAGGAATTGTATAAGGAGTGAGATTATGCAAAAGAAATGCAGACGATGTGGAGATAAATTTACTGTGTCCACTCACGAGGACTACTGCCCTGAGTGTGAAAAAGTAATGACACCGCCTGAAGCAGGTTATAGTAAAGAGATTACTTGTGAAGCCTGTGGAGAAACATTTATCCACAGAAAAGACAAGCCTACTGGTCGTTGGCCTAAATATTGTCCTACTTGTGCCGAGAAGTATTCTAAACCATATAAGAAAGAGGAAGACGACAAGAAGTCAAAACTAAAACAGACACTGCAAAAAGAACTCGACGCAGTACAGAAAGAAGACATGGTCAATCATCCGCCACATTACACACAAGGTAAGATTGAGGTTATCGATTTCATCGAAGACCAACAATTCCCGTACCACTTGGGTAATGTGATTAAGTACATCTCACGCGCAGGTCGTAAGGGCGATAAGCTGGAGGACCTAAAAAAAGCGCAATGGTACCTAGCAAGATATATCGAACTGATTGGCAGTGACGATACTGCAGTATAGGTGAGCCTATGAATAGATCATGTACTGGGAGTAAGCACCCTGGAGTTAGAAAGCTACAACGGTTACTGAATAGTCGTAGACGTATGAAGGACATTGAGTCACATCTACAACGCCTGGAGGTGGAGGCACAAGATGAGAAGTCTAATACTCCAGAGCAACAGCTTAATCTAAATACTGCACAGCGTGACCTTAATAATGAGTTCCGCAATCTATCCAAGGAACGATACGAGCTATGGACATTGATATGTAAGATACCTAATGACATTGAGCGTACGTTCCTTGAGAACAGATACTACTTTGGAATGAGCATGAAGGAGGTCATCGAGGATATGAATTATAGCGAAGCACAGATATATAATATCCAACGGAACGCAGTTAAAAGGTTTTGTCAAGTATTTTCTAAAAATAAATAAAGACAATATGCAATTAGAGGTAACACTTATGATAGGCTACAAGTGTGGAGCAGAGAATACCGGGGAAAGTTCTCTACTACCACACACTGTAGGGTACGTTCATAGTGAATACCTTTCTTGTACAACACCTCCACAGGGCAAGAAGTATCATTAGGGACTACGCACAACCACGTAGTCCCTTTTGCTTACTTCTCTAAAAGTTCGACCATTGACCTTTTGTCTTTTATTTTGAGAATGAATGATAAAAGGTACTCCCTAGCGATAAAACCAGCGGTGGTCGGCTCCGCGATATTTGTCTCTGTGTAGGAGAATTTTAATGGTTGAAAGTTTATTTCCGAAGGACAGAAAGGAGAAGCCATGGCAACAAGTGAAAAACCACGTGTGAAATTTAATAAGGCAGGCGATTTGCTTGTGTCTAGTGCACAATTGTGTGACCTTCTTCGAGTAACTCCTGAGATTATTTCGAGACACCACAAATCGGGCATGCCTAAAGCTGCAACGGGTTGGTGGAACCTCCGTGAAGTTCTCGTATATCTTGGCCAAGCCAAGGGGGATAGATCGAAAGACCAATCAGCGGCCACACGAAAGCTAATTGCTGAAGCTGACTATAAAGAGTCTCGAGCTGCTCGTGAAAAGAAATTACTCGACGTGTTAAACGGTGAGTATGTATCTCGTGCAGACGTAGCGAAAGAATGGTCTGCTCGTATCTTAGAATTGAAGTCCTCACTCATCAAACTTGGTAAACGAGTAGGGAGTGAGTTCACTGATCCAGAAGAACGAGCGACGGTGGAAAGGGTGGTGAGCGAAGTTGCCGAAGACTACCTCGAAAGTTACTCGCGCAAAGGCGAGTACACGCCGGAAGTCAAAACCGGTAAAAGCAGAGCCAAGAGTTAATTGGTTCCAGGAAGAGCTCGATGCTTTTAAACCACCGGAACGATACACCGTATCAGAATGGGCTGATAATTTCAGGGTATTAACGAATATATCCGCAGAGCCAGGTAGGTGGAGAACGAATCGAACTCCATATCTAAAAGAGCCTATGGACAAATTCACAGACCCTCTGATTGAACAGATTGTACTGTGCTTTGGCGCGCAAATCGGTAAGACTGAAGCAGAGCTCAACATGATAGGGTATGCGTTAGACCAAACACAATCACCAGTTATGATGGTATACCCAACAGACACTATCGCTAAATTTGCTAGTGATAAGAGAGTGCAACCGATGCTTAAATCGGTTAAATCTATTAGTGATAATTTTGACGAGAATAGTAAACTGCTTGAATTGGATTTTAACAACGGTAATTATATGGTACTGGTTGGGGCGAACTCACCGAGTAGCTTATCAAGCCGGTCAATCAAGTATCTATTCTTTGATGAAATAGACAAATACCCCGCCTTTTCAGGTAAGGAAGCTGATCCAATAAAACTTGCAAAGGAACGTACCAAAACGTTCGTAGACAAGAAAATAGTAATGGTATCTACGCCTACTGTAGAGTCGGGTAATATTTGGCAGGCGCTCATGAATGCAAATGAGCGCAGGCAGTATTACGTGCCATGTCCACATTGCGGAGTGTCACAGACCCTCAAGTTTAAGCAGATAAAATGGCCAGACGAACACAACAATAATGCGGACATGATACGTGATACAGCGTATTACGAATGTGAACATTGCGGCGGACACATCCACGATAAGCACAAAATGGAAATGTTAAGACATGGAACATGGGAAGCGGTAAATGCATCGCAAAGCAAAGTCCGCTCAATTTCGTATCACTTATCGTCGATATATTCGCCGTGGGTCACGTTCGGAGACGTTGCGTACGAGTTTAAGACTTCCAAAGGTACACCTGCCTCATTAATGAACTTCATAAATTCATGGCTAGCGGAACCTTGGCGAAGTGCTAAAACTAAGAGTACACAAAATATGCAATTTACGGAATCTACGTATCCGAGTGGAATTGTGCCGGATAAAGCAGTATTGCTTATTGCTTCCGTAGACGTACAGCTTGACCACTTCTGGTGGGAAGTAAGGGCCTATGCTCCCGGTGTTAAGTCTTATCTGATTGATTATGGACAGGCAAGCACTTGGGATGATTTAGAGGAAATCATTATTCATCGAGAGTATCCGTCGGAGTATGGGGAACCTCGTCAAATAATGAAAGCAGGCATTGACTCCGGCTTCAGAACAGACGAAGTGTATCAGTTCTGTTCAAGATTCCCGGAAGTATGTATTCCTCTTAAAGGCTCTTCAAACCATACTACGATGACAGCACCATACACAATGACTTCATTAGAGAAGGGTGTTGTAGGTGGATTAAAGCTATATGTATTGAATACAGATTATTGGAAAGACTTCATCTTCGCGAGAATGGTAAGACCGATAAACGAAGAGGGCACGATCCATTTATACAAAGATTGTCCGCAAGAGTACTCAGACCATCTAAGGTCAGAGGAAAAGCAGGAACATCGAAATGTAAAAACAGGGGCGGTAACAGTTCAGTGGAAACCACTCACTAGCCATCCTGTTAACCATTTACTTGATACATGTACTTACAACGCAGCAGTAGCAGATATTGCCGGCGTTAAATATTTAATGGAGCCAGAACCTTATGAGGAAACTGAAGAGGTCCAAACGTACGAGGACTACGGCGGAGGCATAGGGAATACTGGCCATTGGTTTAGATAGGAGGTGAACCATGAGCGATGTAAATGAACAACTTGAACGTGTCCGTCAAGTCATCGAGGATATTGAAACTAAAGGATATTCTGAGTTACAAATTGGTGGTAAGCGGTTCAAGACGATTGACTTACCAGTACTTTACGCACGTGAACAAACGCTAATGCAACGAGTACATGAAGAGTCCAATGGATATCAAGCTGATGCATTCGTGACATGGGGTGGACGATGAACATTATTGATAAAGTAATCGGTTGGGTCAGTCCACAACGTGCGTATGAACGTCAAGCTTACCGTGATGCGTTACGTCAATATGATGCGGCATCTATGGATAGGCTAAACAGTGATTGGCAACCAGCGTATGGAACCGCGGAACAACTTGCAACAGGTTCACGTGATATCATACGTGGTCGAGCAAGAGCTGCCGAGATGAACAGTGACTTAGCAGAAGCTGCTGTAATTGCACTATTACGAAATGTAATCGGCGCGGGGATTGTTCCACAAGCTAAAGTACGAAACCGCAATGGTAAATTAAACAACGATCTTAATAAGAAAATCGAGAAAGCTTGGGCTAAATGGGCGGAACCTGAAAATGCTGATATTAGGGGCATTTCTAATTTCTACGAATTACAAGAAATGGCGCTAAGACGTATGGTGTACGACGGCGAGATTTTAGTCAATAAAACTTCGCAAGGCTCGTACTTACCATTATCCATTCAGTTGATAGAGGCTGAAAACATTGGCGCAGTAAGTATCACAAACGGCAAGAATAATATCATCAACGGTGTAGAAGTTACCGAACATGGTAGACCAGTAGCGTACCACATAAGCCAAACAGACCCAATGGGACTACGTTCTTTTGACACAGTTCGGTTAACAACAGATCAAGCCTTTTTGTTATTCAAGCCTAAACGTCCATCTCAGATTAGGGGCATAAGCTTATTGGCGTTAGTACTGCGTAGGATTCACGATATCGATGAGTACATGGATGCTGATTTAATTGCTGCACGAGTTGCAGCGTGCTTCAGTGTTTTTGTTACTTCTCAAAACTCCGCAAGGCAAACCTCTATGCTACCAAGAGATAGCAAAGGCAGACCTAATATCACAATGGCACCAGGTATGGTTAGACACCTAAGCCCAGGTGAGTCCATCGAGTTTGCAGACCCTAAGCGTAATGCTGGTACTGCAAGCGAATATTCAGCAACTCAGACTAGACGCGTAGCGTCCGGTCTTGGTATGAGCGCTGACATCGTAGCGCGTAATATATCTGGGAATTTCTCAGCTGCAAGGCAAAACTTGTTAGAGGACCAAAAGACATTCCGTCAAGTGCAGAAATTTGTAATCACACATTTCTGTATGCCGATTTGGAAAGCCTTTATTGACGCCCTTTACTTAGCAGGTGAATTACCTTCTGACTACTTAGCGAACAAGGACAAATACCAAGAGGTAGCTTGGCTTGCTCCAGGGTGGTCATGGATTGACCCTGTTAAGGAAGTTAACGCTAATAAAGAGGCTATTAAATCTGGTCTTACAACTTTAGAGGATGTGTGCGCATCATCTGGACGTGACTGGGAAGAAGTTCTTGAACAACGGAAACTCGAACAGGATAGAGCCAAGGAGCTCGGGGTATTACTAGATTATTCCAGTGAGTTGCAACCGCTAACGATGGGCGATGATGACACTACACAGGAAGGAGCTGATGGCTAGTAATGAGTGAACATCAAAAGCGTAGTGTTCTTGGCAATTACTGTCGAGAAACTACTATTGACCAAGTCGATACCGATAGTCGGACAGTAGAATTATCGTTCTCTTCCGAAACGCCATATGGCCGTTGGTTCGGCGATGAAATCCTTTGCCACGATGAAGAGTGCATCAACCTTGAGCGCTTTAACAATGGCTTGGGTACGGTATTGTTTAACCATGATCGTGACGCAGTTGTAGGTCATATCGAGAAGGTATGGCTAGAAGATAACCGCGGTAAAGCGTTAGTACGCTTTGACACAGATGAACAATCCGAAACAATATTCCAAAAGGTACAGTCCGGTACGCTACAAGGTGTAAGCGTAGGCTATGCAATCTACCGATATGAGGTATTGGAAGACGAAGATACCAAATCTACTAACGGTCGATTTAATGGTCCGGCTTATGTAGTAACGGATTGGGAACCTTTAGAAATCAGTATTGTATCTGTTCCGGCTGACGCTACTGTTGGCGTGGGACGTAGTGCTGAAGAAATTCATACAAGTATTGACACACAGGAGGATAACACACGTATGGATCCAAAAGAAATTTTAAACAATGAAGAAGTAAAATCTACAGAACCAGTTGAAACTGGTATCACACAAGCAGACCTTCAAAAAGCTATGGAGCAAGAACGTAAACGTACTTCCGAAATTACTGCATTGTTCCGTGACTTCGATGTAGAAGGTGCTGACGAAGCAATCGTAATGGGTGTATCCGTTGACGAAGCTCGTGCAATGGTAATGGACCAATTACGTGCACGTAATAAAGGTGTATCCGTAACAATGGGCGAAGCTGAATCTGATAAGTTCCGTGCTGCAGCACAAGACGCAGTATTGATGGCAGCAGGCATCCCTGTAGCAGATGCTGCACCAGGTGCACAAGAATTACGTGGTCACTCTATGGTTGAGTTAGCACGTGAAGCTTTGCAACGTGAAGGCTTAAAAGCTAACTTTGGCGATAACATGGAATTGGCTCGTCAAGCTATTAACTCTACATCTACATTCCCTGCTATTATGGCTAACTTGGCTAACAAATCTGTAATGGTAGGCTTCAACGAAGCAGAAACTACTTACCAAATTTGGGCAGGTAAAGGCTCCAACCGTGACTTCAAAGAAGCTGCACGCGTAGCATTGTCCGAAGCAGGTAACCTTGAATTAGTTCCAGAAGGTGGCCAATTCCAACAAGACTTCTTAGGCGAAGCATCTGCTCGTACTAAAGTAGCTACTTATGGTAAATTGTTCAGCTTGACTCGTCAAGCGATCATCAATGATGACTTGGGCTTATTCTCTAAAATCGCTACTAAATACGGTTCCGCAGCTAAACGCTTAGTAAACAAAATGGTATACGCTCAATTAACTGGTAACGTTAAAATGCAAGATAATATTGCATTGTTCGATACAAAACATGGTAACGTCGCAGGTACAGGTGAAGCATTATCTGTTAAAGCAATCGCTAAAGCAATTACTGCTATGCGTCGTCAAAAAGGTATTACTGGTGATGCTACTCTTAACATCACACCTAAATACTTAGTAGTTCCTCCAGAACTCGAAATGGTTGCATACCAAATCGTTAACTCTACTGCTGCAGTAGACGGTGCAAACTCCGGTGTAGTTAACCCTTACAAAGGTCGCTTCGTAGTTGTAGCAGATGCTGAGTTAACTGATCCAGATGCATGGTACTTAGTAGCTGACGCATCTCAACATGACACTATTGAAGTAACTTACTTGAATGGCGTTGAAACTCCACGTCTTGAAACTCGCCAAGGCTTCGATGTAGACGGTATCGAATACAAAGTAGCATTCGATTGTGGCGTAAGTGCTCTTGACTTCCGTGGTGTATTCAAAAACGCAGGTAAATAATTAGGGGGTAAATACATATGGCAAAATTCGTATATGAAACAGACCGCATCAATTATGTGGCAACAGCAGATGTAAAAGCCGGTGACATTGTAGAAGCAGGCGCACTTCACGGTGTAGCAGTAACAGATATTAAGAAAGATGAAATGGGTGCGTTAAAAGTAACTGGCGTATTCAAAGTAGACGCTAATAAATCTGATACATACGCTGTAGGTGATGCAGTAAACTTCGCTTCTGGTAAAGCCGCTAAAACTGGTGGTAAACCATTGGGTATTGCGGTAGAACCTAAGACCGCAACTCAAGATACTGTTACAGTAATGTTGAAAAACTAATTATTGTATTTTTAATGAAATGCGGTCCACACGGGCCGCATTCACTCTACGAGGTATAACATATGCTGACCTATGATGAAAGCGCCTTACTCGATGTATTTGGCGAAAAAATAACATATGAAGGTAAGCAGATTAAGGCAAGTGTAGAAATCGGTGAGTATGACGGTAAAGGTTCCGGATTCGTAACAGGCCTCGCTGATAAAGCTAAGGTATGGGTTAGAACTAAAGACGTGCCACTACCTAAGACTAAAGATGTAATCTACATCAACGGTAAGAAGTGGTATGTGGATCATATCTCCGATAGCGATGCTAAAATGCACTGCCTTGAAATTGTGGCCAATGTTAGGACGGTAAGACCATGAGTAATTCACCAATTACCATTACTGACACTGCTACACCGTATCTTGAATTTATAGCTAAAACTAAACCGGATTGGACTAGGAAGGCTATGAAGTCAGTCGGTTGGATGATGCAGAAGGAAATCAAGGACGGAATTAAATCCGGCACACCTGGTGGCCACAAATATGCTAACTTCATGCCACCTACTATGAGGGCACAATTCGAGGCAGCGTTTGGCGCTAAAGTAAGGCGTGCCTATCAAGATGGCGGTAAAGCGCATAAGGAAGGCTGGGGACTTAAATCTCGAGCTCAACTTATAGCCGGTGGCGTAAAGGAAACCACTGTCGGATACACACCACTCGGTAAAATGTTCCGGGCAGTTGGGTACCAATACGACGCCAGGTCGCAATCAGTAAAAGTAGGGTGGTTATCATCGTCTGCTAAACGATTAGGCGAACAGATTGAGCGTGGTTATACGAAACAAATCACGGAGCCAATGCGTAAGACATTATTTGCCGGTGGCTTTCAACTTGCTAAAGGTAAAACATCATTTAGGATTAAACCTCGTAAAACGTTTGGTCCGATGAAAACAGCCTTACAGCCTAAGTTGGTACCTTACCTAGAGTCTAAAATCGGTGAATATGCCCTAGGCAAAAGCAATCAGTTCGCGTCAAGTAGGCGGGCATATAAAGTGAGGTAGCGATGCAAACTATTCCACTAGCGGTCATTGCTAATAGATGGGCGGAAGCGGTTAAGGATAATCAGAAGATTACCGACTACTGCATGAAGCACTTCGGAAAGGACTTAACTATTTACATCGGCTATGATGATGCAGGCGCACCTCTTGAAGAGGATTGTCCATGCGTGATCATTATGATGGATAACAAGTCCGAGGGCTTGGCAAGTTCATACTCTTACACCTTACAACTCGTATGGGGGATAGTAAGAGCGGAGGCAGAACGTGAAGGACGTGTAGTGAAATACACAGGAGCGTTCGAGTGTGACGAACTTGGCCAACTACTCATCGAATGTATCATGGCAGTTAACCCTAACTATCCTGTCATTAACATTGACTATGAAACAGACAATATCTCGTGGCGTCCGGTATATCCGGGTAAAGCCACACTCACTATAGAAATACCGCATGTAATTGGCGGTAATGTTGAATATTAGGAGGATAAACATGGCAGTAGCTAAACGTGCACAAGGTGCACAATCTTCTCTTACAATGGCCTTTGAAACTGACTTTGGTACTACACCATCTACTGGCGGTGTGGTAATGCCTATTATCAGTTCCTCTTTGAAGGCAAGCCAAAACTTGAATGACTCCTCTGTTATTCGAGGTACACGTAATCCTGCGGCACCTAGTCGCGGTAACATCGATACATCCGGTAGTATCGTGCCACCAGTTGATGTATTAGGATTTGGCTATTGGTTAAAGCTAGGCTTTGGTGCTCCAACCACAACAGCGCAAGGCTCCGGCAAGAAACACGTATTTAAAATTGGTCCAGATATGCCTTCTGCTACCTTTGAACAAGGTTATAAAGACATTAGTACTTACCAACAATTCAGTGGCGTACGCATGAATAAAATGTCCTTAAACTTCGGTGGTGACTCTGAATTAACTGCATCTATCGATGTAATGGGATGTAAAGAAACTATGGCAGCGGTACCCTTCGATACTGCACCTAAGTCTATTACATTTACTCCATTCGAAAACCTCGAAGCCACCATAAAAGAAGGCGGTGTTACTGTAGCAAATGTATTGTCCATGAGCCTTGATATTGACTTTGGTTTGGACGGTGACTCTTATGCTATCGGTGGTAAAGGCTTCCGTACTTACATTGATACAGGTATTATCGGCGTATCCGGTACTATTAAAGCCTTCTTCCAAAACATGGACCTTTTGAATAAAGCCGTGAATGGCACTGAGTCTAGTTTGGAGTTAACCCTTACTAAAGGTACTAACTCCTTAACTATTAAATTACCTGAGTTGATTTACGAACGTAACTCTCCTGGTATCGATGGTCCTAAAGGCGTTAATATCGAACTCCCATTCAAAGCATATTATGGCGATGATGCAGGTCAATCCGCAGTAGTATTTGAATTGGTTAATAGCCAAACATCTTACTAATCTAACTCATTAGGAGGTATCTATGAATATTCAAGGTAAAGAATTAAAACCAAGAGCCCTTACATGGACTGAACGTGATGCGTTAATTAAAGCCGGTTTAGACTTCGTGTATTGTCCAGTAGATGTTGATGATCAAGTAGCATCTATTGTACGTAGTCGTGACATTATGCGGTTCATCTTAACTGATGTATACGAACTCACAGACGAACAACTCAATACAGTAAGTGATAAGGACGCAATGAACTTCGCCGGTGAAGTCATTACATTAACTTACCAATTACAAGAAGAAACGGAAAAAAACTAGAAGAGGCGTGGAGGTGGATGTCCTCGGATAGGCCGAAGTACTGCAAGGGATGTAAGGAATTACAAACCGCTACAAAGCAGTCCTTCGACTGCTCCGAGTGTGACTTTAACCCACCACGCCTATTATTCGGTTCAAAACTGGCTATGAAACTGTATAACCTTTCACGCAGTCAAAGGAATTACCACTCAGGCGGACTAGCGGGGTTTGATTATCCGGCTATACGTACAGTGGCTGAGATTAATAACATTAATCTAAATCCGATGTTATTTAGTCTTATGTGGATATTGGAGGGATTAGAAATGGAGGCGATGAATAAGGATGTCGAATAACGTAGTAGATATCGTAGTGCAACTGACCGATAAGAATGCAAAAGCCGGTTTAGAGAAAATCGCCGCTACCTCTAAGGGAACAGTTGCAGAGCTTTCAAAATTAAAGAATGAAATGTTTGCCATTGGTGCGAGTGCCGGTCTTGCTGGTCTAGGTTCTAAACTCGCTAAAGAGGCACTAGCTTGGAACTTATCAGTAAAGAAGATGCAATCCTTAACAGGTGCGACTGCTGAGCAAGCTAGTACATTCCTCTCCGTTGCAAACTATATGGGTGTAGCTACTGACGTTAGTACTGTAGCGTTCGCTAAATTTGCGAAGGCTGTATCTAACGCACAAGATAAAATGCAAGTTGCATCCGCAGAAGGTAAACTAGCTACTGATATGTTCAGCCGGCTAGGTGTTAGCATTGATCAGATTGAGGGTAAGAATACCCTTGAAGTGTTCAAAATCATTCAAGACCGATTAAGGAACATGAAGGACGGTGCTGAAAAGACACGAGTTGAGATGGAGCTATTTGGTAAAACAGGTTACCAACTACACGGCATGTTGAATATGTCTGCCGAGGCAATGAAGCAAGTCGAAGATCGTGCTAGAGCAATGGGGCTTATCATTGATGACGAAGCTGCCAGAAAGTCCGCTGCCTTTAATCGTCAGTTGAAAGATATGGAACAGACCGGTAAACGATTGGCTATTATGATTGGCCAAGAACTCTTACCGGTGGTTATGGAATATGCACAAGGTGCAATCGATTTAACGAAGTCTTATAGCAATCTAGCTACAGAGCAAAAGGAAGCTATCTCAGGCCTTATTAAATTCGGTTTAGAGGCTAGTATAGCAATCACAGGAATTCAATCCATTACAAGTGCATTGAAGTTCATGAGGTTGGCTACAATAGCAGCCGCCGGACCTTGGCTTGCATTAGCAACCGCTATCGGCTTAGCAGGTAAGGCACTATTAGATTATCGCTATAAGGAACAGACCAAAGGCACCGACCTAGGCGTAGACGTTAACGGTCTTAGAGCTCATAAGAACTTAAATGCACCTGGTACTAACTCCGCTTACATGGCTAACCATGATGGGCGGTATTGGGTTGAGGATAGTTCACTCTTTGGTCTCATCAAGAACGATCGCTTAGCAACGAAAGAAGAAGGCGCTCAAATCGACGCTGCTATTAAGGCTAAGGAAGCGGCAGATGCTGCGAAGAAGAAAGCCGAAGAGGAGCAAGAGCGACTTCAAAAAGAAATTGACGATGCTAAGAATGGTCTTACCAATAATGAGGCTATCAATAAGGCGAATGAAGAAGCTAGTAAGGCGGCCAAAGCACAAGAGGCAGCGGCTAAGAAAGCAGAGCAAGCAGCTGAAAAACTAGCAAGTTCTGTAGAACGTCTTAATGAACTTATTCGTAGCCTTACTCTTCAATCCTTAGAGATTGATGGTAGTCAGTATGAAATCGATAAGCTCAACGCTAAGAACCAATACGAAACGAACAATAAGAACATCCGTGAGATTATTCGTTCTGCAGCCGGCTTAAATGGAGTAGGTGGCGGTACTGGCCAAGCGGCAAGTGTGCTAGATGCAGCTAATGCTCAATTAGGCAAGAAGTACGTATTAGGTGCAGAAGGTGATTGGGCTACAGATTGTGGCAAACTATTTGCAGATAGTATTAGAGAATCGTTTGGTATTAGCACTCCTAGATATGTTCCTGATATTATGCGTGATGCTAGAGCTGTAGGTGCATGGCATGATGTAGGCGACGGATACGTGCCTAAAGCAGGTGATGGTGTAGTTGTACTTGGCGATAACCATGTAGTTATTGCTGATGGTAATGGTGGCTATACTGGCGCAAACTCTCATGGACCTGGTGGCGTGGGACCTGGACAAGTACTTCAATCTAGCTCTATTGAAGGTGACTTTGGGACTGCAACAGGCTATGTAGATACAGCACTATATGCAAAAGCGTATGGCGGTAATGTTGGTGGCGGATGGAGTAGCTCAGTCGATGCCTTAAAAAATGCTAATGCTAAAGCGTTGGCAAACTCCAACCTAGTAGCAGAAGCTAAGGCTAAGAATGAGGAAGTATATCAAAAGAAACTCGAAGAAGCTGACCGAAATCAAAAAATCCGTGTACGTAAGATGAACGAGGAAATCTCAAAACTTGACCTTGAACGCACAGGCGATCGCTTGCAATTACTCAAGTCAGAAGCCGAAGCACAAAAGGCCCAAATCGATGATAACGTTCGTGAGTACACAAAAGCAGTAGGCGATAAGACATTAGCCGAAAAGAGAGCTAATGCCGAGAAGCTAAAGATTACTGCTGATACGGAACAGAAAATTAGAGAGTTAGCATATACGCAACTTAACGAGGACTCTGAACATCAATCTAACTTAGTAAGGCTTGGACGGATATCCCAATCGGATGCAGACCAAGTACTTAATGAACAATTACGAGCATACATCGAATTCGCTCAACGAGAACTTAATGAAGCTCAGTTAAGTGCTACTCAACGCTTACAGATTGAAAAGAACCTCGTTGATGCTCAGCAAAAGCTATGGGAAATGGCAGGGCGTAACTTACGTACTAGCCTACAAGAAGGTGCTAGACAGTATAGCTTAGAGGTAGTGAACTATGGCGACCTAGCGAAGTCTACCTTTGATAGTACGATGAGCAGTATTAACTCCTCATTCACAAGTCATTTGGAAAACATCGCAACTGGTGCCGAGTCATTCGGTAAGGGGCTTAAGAATATCTTTAAGGATATTACCAATAGCATTATTAAAATGCTTGTAAATCTATCCTTCCAACAGTATGTACAACCAAAACTACAAAGCCTATTCGGTGGAGTGGTAAGCGGTCTCGGTGCTATAGGTGCCGGTCGTGGCGGTGTATCTTCGTTTGCTAGTGGCGGCTCTTTCAGTTCTGCCTTTACAGGCAACAGCTTTGGTAAGTTTGCAAGCGGTGGTATTGCTCCTGCAGGCATGACATTGGTTGGTGAGAATGGTCCAGAGCTCTTACAGTTCAACTCCTCCCATCGCATTTACAATGCAAGCCAAACACGTAAGATGATTGGCGGTGAAGGAGCTAATAAAGTAACGGTTAACATCATCAATCAATCTGGCCAACAACTGGATAGCCAACAACAAGAAACTAAGTTCGATGGCGAACAAATGATAGTTGATGTAGTAGTATCTAGTCTTATGACAAACAAAGGAGGTATGCGGGATGCCATTAAGGCAGCCGCAGTATAGCGTATGTTAGAATTTCCGAATATTCGATGGCCGATATACCCTATCGATGAAACAACGCCTGATGTAAGTCGTAAGGCTCAGGTAGAAAACATGACGATGTTAACCCATCGTAAGACTACAAAAGCGTTACGATCGTATTCAGTGAATTATAAGATACCGACTTCGGAATATATCAAGCTAAGGAATTTCTTTGACCAGGTTAATACTGCAGAGATATTCCTTTGGACACATCCGGAGACACGAGCGAAGGTAAGAGTAAGGTTTGCTGACCAACTCCACTTCTCAGCTAGTGATTATGGGATATGGGTAGGGTCAATTCAGGTACAGGAGGCGTAGGCGTAGATGTTATCGTTATCAACTGCATCAATCATCGAAAAGAATAAGATATCCTCCACTGGAGCATGGGTAATGGCTATTGAGCTACACCACCCTGAAGGTAATATCCTTCTGGTGAATAACACAGAGGATTTGACATTAGCCGGTAAGAAGTACACTGCCTTCCCCTTCAAGCTAGAGGATATCAACGAGGACACTAAGCAGATGCCTAACGTTAAGCTCTCTGTAGCGAATGTAACCGGTACTATCCAACGGTTAGTAGAAAAGAATAAAGGCCTCACAGATTGTGAGGTCAATATTCGAATATTCAATACTAACTTACCGGACATTATTGAACTAGAAGAAACGTTCATCATTAATGCATCCCAATCTAAAGCAGACTGGGTAGTGTTCACGTTAGGCACAGACTTCTCATTCTCTCGTAGGTTCCCACCTGTTCGAGTAATGAAAGATTACTGTCCTTTCAAATTTAAATCAGTAGAGTGCGGATACAAAGGGTACGCACAATCATGTAACAAAACTCTAAAACGCTGCCGTGAGTTAAATAACAGCGTTAGATTTGGCGGCGAGCCAACAATACCACAAGGGGGATTATATGCGTCTAACTCTAAATAACCTAGTAGGTACTCCGTGGAAAGAGTTGCCTTGTTGGGAGCTTGTGGTAGAGGTGTACAAGAGAGCCGGTATTCAGCTTGAGCCATACGCAACGTATTGGCCAGATATGAACTCTCCCTGGCACGAAGTCAAGGACCCGGAAGTAGGGGACATAATTGTCATGAACCTCTACGGTAATAATGCTGATCATATCGCAGTGTATGTCGGCGAAGGTAAGATGATACATTCTACCGAATATGCAGGCGTATGTATCGTACCAATGGACAGATTAAGAAAACGTATATTAGGAGTGTACAGGCACAAGGAGGCTCAAAATGATTAGATTAGTAATTGCTCGAAACCCATTCGACCTTACCACTAGACAAGAGACTCTTGTGCCTTTTGTTGAAGGTAAGACACTCAACCAATATTTCACTGAACCAGGTGAATGGGTATACTCCATAAATGGTGAGTTAGTAGATGATACCGCATCACCTACAGACGAAGCATATGTAGTGGTATTACCTAAACTTGAAAAGCAAGCATTCGCTATCTTGTTATCGATTGGTCTATCTATTGCGACTGCAGGTATCGCCTCCGGTGCGATATTCGGTATTACAAGCGTATTAGGTCGTACGCTCGCAGCAATGGCTATCGGTATGATTGGTAACGCGATCATATCTAAAATAGCTGCACCTAAGACAGATAGCTCTAATACCGAGCAGTCCGCTACGTATGGGTGGCAAGGGGCACAGACTATTATTGGCCAAGGTCACCCTTTAGCTATTACTTATGGTAAGTGTAAAAGTGCAGGTATGCTTATATCCCGCCACGTAACAAGTGACGGTGAAAAGCAATATCTTAACCTATTATACTGTGCCGGAGAAGGACCTATTTCCGCTATAACGGACGTTAAATTAAATGGTAACCCCATCGGTAACTATAAGGAAGTTCAACTCGACGTAAGACTTGGCACGAATGACCAAGAGATTATCCCTAACTTCAATGATAACTATGCTGACCAACCTTTGACGTATGAACTTACAAACGATTGGTCAATACATCAAACGCAAGGTAACTTATCTACCGCGCTAGAGGTTACTATATCACTCCCTAATGGTTTGTATTATTCAAATGATAAGGGCGGACTTAGTGAAACGTCAGTCACTATTGAAGGTGGCTATCGTAAAGTAGGCTCTGCAGAGTGGATACCATTACCGATTAGTAACAATGGTGGCCAAAGTGCCATGCTTGAAAAGACAGATAATCGTTGGTTTAAGCGCAACAGTCATTCAAGAACGTCTATCGATAATAGTCAATATACTGGCGTTATTAAGGATAGTTCGAATAAAGCTATCTATCGTGTGTTCCGGTTCGATGTAAAGGAACCAGGACAATATGAAGTCCGTATGCGATGTGCACATAAGGACGGTAACTCTAACCGCCATGTGAACAAAGTATATTGGTCACAGTTAACTCAGATTGTCTATGATGATTTCATTCATCCCGGCAAGGTACTTATCGGTATTAAAGCCTTAGCTACTGACCAATTAAATGGTAATGATCCAAACGTAACGTGGATACAAGAGCGTAAAACAGTATGGGTATTTAATACCTACACCGGGGCGTATGAGTCTAAACCGGCTAATAATCCGGCGTGGGCATGTTATGACATCCTTCACCATTGTCGTAAGATTGGCGATGAGTATGTAGTTAAAGGCGCTCCTCGTGAACGCTTCGTATATGACGCATTTAAGGCGTGGGCTGATAAGTGCGAAGAAAAGCATATTACGTTTAATTACATTTACGACAATGCTAGCCAAGTATGGGATGCACTTAAATACGCTGAGAATGTAGGTAGAGGTAAAGTAATACCTCTAGGTACTCGGTTTAGTTGTATTTACGATTATGCTGCTACACCTACTCAGCTATTTACTGTAGGTAATATCAAGATGGACTCATTCATGGAAGAGTTCCAGGCTACATCATCTAGGGCAAACGCTATCGAGGTATCATTCCTCAATAAAGCTAAAGACTATGAGCGTGACGTGCTTCCTGTATTTAGTGAAGAGTATGACGTGACTACATCGCTCACCAGTCCTGCGCAAGTCGAACTCATGGGATGTGTGGATGTAGATCAAGCCTACAATTATGCTAAACACTACCTAAGAGCGAATAAGTACGAGGTGCGTACTTGTACCTTTGAAGCTTTTACAGACGCCATAGCGTGTACGATAGGGGATGTAATCCTATTACAGCATGATGTGACAGACTGGGGACAAGGTGGCCGTGTAGAGTCTGCTGTAGGTAATAAAGTAACTCTTGATAGAGAGGTTACTTTTGAGCAAGGCAAGACCTATCGCCTTATGGTGCGTAACGCTAAAACGGATGCATTAGAGTCTTACAACGTAACTGGCGTGACCGGTAAGACCTTAACGCTTGCTAGTAATGCAGTTATTCAGACAGACGATTTATATACCTATGGTGAGGCAACCAAGGAAGCTAAACCGTTTAGGGTATTATCCATTAGCAAGTCCAACTCTGAAATGACTCGTAAGATATCCTGTATCGAATACTACCCTGAGTTGTATGCCGGTGATGATGGATCAGTGCCAATCATCGACTACACAACAAAGTCCGATGTAATTAAGGTTATTAATCTTGTGTTAATCGCTGACGTTAAGACATTAAAAGACGGTACTGTACTTTGTGATATCAATGGTACTTGGCAACTGCCACGGGGTAAGGTGGCCAAAAATATTATCGTGTATTACAAGCCTGTTACCGCTAAAGAGTGGCAACAGTTCAAAGTACTAGATGGCAGTGCAACTAGCGTAACCATTCCAAGCGTAGCGACTGACGTTAACTACGACGTCAAGATTGTATGCACCAATAATACTGGTGCTGCGTATGAAGGAGTAGAACGTGCGGTGTATGTGAGTGGTAAGGGAATACCACCGGCTACACCTAAAGGTTTTAAAGTCACTCAAGACGCAGTTAATAGTAGCGTACTTCACTTATCCTGGGAACCTAATACAGAAGCTGACCTGCACGGATACACGCTGTATGACGGTAATGATGTGGTCCTTATTAAACATATAGGCGGTACATCCTACTCGTACTTCATTCCTAATACAGGTAATTACCAATTCAAGCTATCGGCTATTGATACATCTGGTAATGAAAGTGGTAAGGCTGAAGCTCGTATTACTGCGAGTGTATCCGCTGAGAGTGTGGCTACACCTAAAGCACCGGCTCGAGGTGAGGTGAAAATCGGTAAGACAATCACAGCTGCATGGGACCCGGTAGAAAATACCTACATCGATTATTACGAAGTTCGACTTGATAGTAATGTTGGCCAATCAAATAACCTACTGGCCAAGACTACAGATATTCGCTCTGAAATTAAGTTATCGGCTCGTAGAGGTGCGGTGTTCGTTTACGCACACAATCCTGTTAAAGGTTATGGTCCGGCTCTAAGACTTGACTATAACGCAGCAGTTCCTAAAGCTCCGACGAATGTCAAAGTAAAAGGTAATATTACAGGCGTGAGCGTAGTCTTTGATAGTATCCCGGATACTTGTATAGGGGCTAACATTTACATTGGTACAGAGAAGTATTTCGTTACTACCAACGTAAATATGATACCGCATGACCCAGGTGTATTTGACGTTAAAGTAGCCTATGTTGATGTGTTCGGCGAGGGTGCGTACTCCAATATCATTGGTAGCTCGGTACCGGCTAGTATTGACACAGCTTTAATTGACAAGGAATCTCTTGGCATTAAGGCTATGGACGATAAGATTAAAGAGCTCACAAAGACTGCTAATGCATATTCTACTCAAGTTAAAAACTTAACTACTAATATGGCTACTCAATTCAGCCAATTAGAAAACGGCATTGACTTGAAATTAAAAGCATTAAATGGTGATGAGTTAATCAGTCGTATCAATTTGAGTTCTACAGGAACAAGAATTGACGGCAAGTTACTTCATGTAACTGGGAATGCCCTATTCGATAACAACATTATTACTAAACGGATGCTCGCTGCTAAAGCCGTGTCTGCAGATAAGATGGACGCCGGAGAGTTAAGCGCGATCAGTGGTAACCTTGGGACTGTAACAGGCGGTAAGATTATCGGCGGTACGATCCAAAATAAAACTGGCACATTCAAAGTTGACGCCAATGGTAACATCGTGGGGGCCAATATTACCGGCTCACGTATTGATGCTCAGTCTATCATGCAAGCCGGGTTTAAAATCAGAAACATTGATGTACAAATCTACAAAGTACGTCATGGTGACTGGTGTCCCCTACTAGAAGGCTTTACAGAGTCTCAATGTACGTTTATTCCTGTGGGATATAAAATGACTGAAGATTATAGTGATGTAACAGGAGGTACTAGAGATGGTCGAGAAAAATGGAATATCGCTAATGGGCGAAGAATTGATGATTGCACAATATATTTCCAGTCTAATATATCGAGCGAATATCACGATACTAAGCCAACCATTGGATTAAATGGTCGTAAGGCTGTTTGCCAATCGATATGGTACAGTTATTTCAGCAATCGAGACGATGACGGCTATCATAAACATATCTCCTTTGGGGAACTATACGTTCTCGCCATTGGTAAAAAGTAGTGTTACAAACCATAGATTAGACGATAAAAAGGAGGACATATGGTCGAACAAGATTTAACACTCCACGCAGGACAAGACTTTGATATCACGTACGTAGTACCGCCAGATAGCGATATGACGTTAAGTCAATATAAAGGCGCTTGTAAAATTCGCAAGCGCCCGTATGACAATATGATATTAGAGTTACATTCTGTGGTAGAGTCAAAACAGGTAAGGTTTTTTATTTCTGGCCAAGAGTCAGCAGAGAAGAAAATAAAGGGTGGCGATTATATCTACGACGCATTCCTTTATAACGATGAACACTGGCTGAAGATTGGTCAAGGTACGATTACGATCGTGCCGGATATTTCAATGCATGATTAAAGGGGAGGTAACTTATCATGGCTGAAACAAATAACATTTTAACACTTAAACTTGACAAAGAAACAACATTACCATTGTTGGAAGGCTTGGGTAAATCTGCTTATGCTATCGCAGTAGCTCACGGCTTCAAAGGTTCCGAGCAAGACTGGTTAGATAGCTTACGTGGTCCTAAAGGTGATAAAGGTAGCGCGGAAGAGACGGCTCAAATATTAAAGAAAGATGGCGAATTTCTCAAAAGCGTAAAAGGTCCTAAAGGTGATGCGGGTAGTGCTGAAAAAGCAGCAGAGCTTTTGAAAAATAAAAACGTGTACTTGCCTGACGCAAGCGTAGATACAGTATTGGCTAAGCTAGTAGAGATTTTGGGCGATACTATCCACGTGGAATTCAAACAACTCGAATACTTCCAACCAGTAGCCGGTCAAGAGTTCCTTGATTTAAAAGGGGAGCCTCATTTCAAGGTTTCTGTAAATGGTGGTGAAAAACGTGTATTTGAAAGTGATAACATGCGTGTTCCTATCAAAGCGTTTGGCGAAGATGATATCAAAGTATCCTACTTTGACCTTGCAGACCGTGAAGTAGGCGTTATCTCTATCAAAGGTCTTGAGACTACTGTGGCGGATGATACTTACACAGACGCAACAGGTGCAAAATTCACTAAGTATGGTAAGAAATTAGTGTTACGTTTAGCTGACTATAGCGAAGGACGCTCTTTCAACTGGTTAGGTAAATGGACTAAAGCCGATATCGATGTATTGGAAATCATTTCTGATACGGAAAAACAAATGGTTGATGCCGATAGTAGAAACACCAATAAATATGATGGCTTAACATTCATTATTAAACAGCCACAAAATATTACATTTAGAACCGAAGCAAATCAAGGCACCGTATCAATTACAACAAACACACGCAGTTTTAAAGTTGTTGTAAACGATACATTAACTTGGAACGGTGGCACATACGAAAGAGACCATTTATAATCCATACCTAGTCCTTAGCTATCACAATGTAAGGAGGTGATGTCCCATTTGGACATGGCAATTTGAACTTAACGACTTGCTTACGACATTAACTATCGTAGGCATAGTCGCTGGCGCAGGATATCGACTTCTGATAGTACCGCTATTAGACCGTATTGAATCACAACGTAAGCAGGATAGCGTAGAATTCACAGGTAAGTGGAAGGCATTGTTTGATACACTAGGTGAGCTTAAAGACGAAATGAAGCAGTCACGTGCTGAACGTACTGAGTCTGCAGCTACCTTTATGATGTTAACCACTAGACTCGAATCTATGGAAAAGCGAATTAATGAGTTAAGGGAGGAACTACATGATCACACCACCTCAGCTCATGGACAGCGCTAAGAAAGTATTTAAATCTGTTAGGGTGGCCAACATCCACCCTACAGGTGTATTAGCGACGAGGGCATTGGTCCTCGTCATGCTAGTACCTATATTGTTAGTAGTCATCGAATATGTAATGGCGTTCGCCACAGGATATGTATCCGATGAAACAGGGAAATTAATTAGCACAGGTATTAACATTATTGACCATATCTTTATACCAAGCGTACTAACGGCCCTTGTAGGGTTCTTAGCGCTTTGGATAGATAAGGATAATAACGGCGTACCTGATAAGCTAGAAGAACAACCAAAGGGTTCACCTATGATGGAAAGGGGGAGTGCTGATGATAAACGTTAGTTTAAGTGACTTAAACGATTATTGCAGCAGGGCTGTAGGTTACATTGATAAAGTATACCTGCACTGGACTGCAGGACGATATAACCAACAATTTGACGATTACCACATCAATATTGATGGGTGCGGTAATATTTACATTGATGGCGAACTAACAGACCTCAAAAGCCACACATGGATGCGTAATGGTAGAGCTATAGGTATATCCTTAGATTGCGCATATGGGGCTCAATGGGTAAATGACTTAGGTGATTATCCACCGACTGCGGCACAAATTGAAGCACTAGCGCAAGTAGTTGCAGTATTATGCGTAGACCTAGGACTACCCGCTAGTATTAGTAACGTATTAACACATGCTGAAGCAGCGGATAACATGGACGGGTTTTACGCACATGATCCATATGGGCCAACAACTACATGTGAGCGTTGGGACTTATGGGTAATTACCCAAGGTGATGAACCTGGTAGTGGTGGCGATGTAATACGAATGAAAGCTAAATATTACGCTCAGCAATGGGGCAGTAATATATAGGGGGTATATATGTATGAAAAAATCAAATCTACAGTTACTGGCTATCCTAAGCTTTATTATATTATCGGTGCTATTGTGCTCCTCTCCATCTTTTGCCTCTGGTATATCTTCCACGAGCCAAGCGGAACCAACCATAACGATTCCCTTAACACAGTGGAACGAATTGAAAAGCAACAACGAGAAAGCCTTGAGCTTAATCGAGACATCCAGTCTGCCATTGACCGAGGCACAGTCCTTAGTCATGAAGCAAAGGGAAGAGTTGAACGAAGCACACAATACAATCTCGACATTGGAAACCGAATTGATAAAAGCCAAAATGCTATCCATGAAGCAAGAAGTTACCTTGTCAGAAATGCAGAACTCATTGACCGAATTGAAAGGGCAAATAGAGAACGACAAGAAAACTATCAAACGCCTACGGATGCAGCGCAACCTATCTCAAATGGTGGGAGCGGGAGCAGTAATCGGAATATCGATTCGACGATGAAATAGAGGTGATCCAATTATCTCCTGAGCATGAGCAGGTGGACTCATGTGAACATGTTCCAAAATGGAACATGTTGCCATAAATTTTTATGTAAGATAGTAGGATGTTTGACCAAATTTATATAATAGTATATATTATATAAATCGTTAAAACTTGTTATAGGTTTAATGGGTTACTCAACTGTTGCTCAACCTTTTGAGAGTTTTTACGAAATAAAATCAGTAAATATAAGGATTTTAAGGGGTAATAGAATTGTACTCCAAATAATACATACAGTTCTACGAATGCACAAAGCACAGTACTTATGCGTATAGGTACTGTGCTTTTTCTTTTAAAATCATCTAAAATTTGTGTGCGTTGCTCAACCGTTGCACAACCTTAATTAAATGATGACGGTATTTTATTTACTTCTTCGATGTACTGCTCAATCGTTTTATGGGTATATACATCTGCAGTAATGTCTTTACTTTGGGTATGGCCAACGATAGCCTTTAGCACATAACGATCCATTCCATAATTACTGGCCAAGGTTACAAACGTATGTCTAGTATCGTGTGGCAAGTGGTCAGACATACCGACCTCTTTACAAAATCGTTTTATTGGCTTTCCTAGGTACTTTGACGTGTACCCTTGAGGGATAAGTGTATCAGATTTAGAAACGCTCGCCTTGGCGTAAATTTCGCGATAAAAAGGCATAACGCAGTCGGCAATAGGTATTAATCTATCCTTGCCGGCTTTTGTTTTTACACCACCAATGATATAGCGTTCCTCCAGGTGCACATTTTCGAGCTTAATGGATAATAGCTCTATCGGGCGCATGCCGGAGTAGATATACATTAATAGGAGCTTAGCTATATCTAGGTGAGCATGTTCCCATATGGTTTGAATTTCAGCCTCTGTAAATGGCTTATGGATGTCTGACTTCTCAGCTGGTTTTAATTCAAGGAGTGCTGCATAGTTCTTAACGATGATATCATTCTTAATAGCTGACTCAAAGGCGCCATTCAAACCTTTTAATATAATAGCTATAGATGAGCGACTTAAATGGCTATTTTCATCAATAATAGCCTGTAGGTGCACGAGTTTAATTTCTTGTATAGGTTTATTCCAAATCGATGTTAACTTCGATTGTGCGGTCGAATATCCGCCTTTTTTGACGTCTATTCCTTTTCGTTCTTTGTCAGCTATCATCCAACGCCAACATTCACTAAACAGTACCTTCTTCGTCTCGAACTTCTCTGGGTAGATACCATACTCTGATAAGGCGTCCCATGCTTCTTTTGATTTAGCATAATAGCCAATCGTCTTACGTTTACACTTGCCGGTCTCATCGTAGCCAATCGTTACGACTGCACGGTAAGGCTTGCGTAAGGGTTTATGTTTCATTTTGTAAACGGATCCAGAACCGTTTGCTCTTTTCATAGCCATAACAACACATTCTCCCTAAACTAACGCCCCTATCTGATAACAGGATAGGGGCTTATTTTGTTACTATTTTATATTAATCTGTTTTTCTTGACCGCCAAGATAGTAGGTAACTGTTGGCTTCAGCTCAGTCATAACTTTGGCCACACCTGGTTGTACAGGTGCGATAAAGATATGGTGATGGTAGAAGGAATGAGGGAACATATCTAGTCGATAGCTAGGCGGTACGTCTTCTACGATTTGCCATTTAGCGTCTGCAGACTTGCCATTGTCTAGGGTAATCTTAGAGTCATATCCGCCTGTAGCTGATAGTATCGTCCAATCCTCTAACACTACCTGAGTGGTAGTCTGCCCTAGGACTACTTCGTTCTTAAACTCAATAGATGGTGAAGGGCGAAGTAAGAAAATTACAGATATACAAACAACAATAAAAATAAGAAATATAATAGTTAGACGTTTAGCGTTCATGATAGGCTCCACTTTTTTCGTCTAGTGCTTTAAGCACCGACTCATACTCTTTCTGTAAATCTGCGACTACTTGTTTAGAATCTTCCAACATATCAATCCACAGGGCTAAGTCATCGCTGACTTTAAGCTCTTGTTTTATTGAGGTGATCTTATTACAAGCTTCAAGGTATTCGGGAAGGGCTTCTAGCACATACTCCGCCTCTAAACGAAGTCTTTGCGCCGCTAAGTCATTTTTAACGGAGCGCTTTGATTGTTTTTCTAAGGCTTCGATGGAACTCTCTAAATTTTTATGATTGTTTTCTTTTCTCGCATTTTGCCAATACGCATAGGCCCCCATGCCTAATGCCGCGCCAGCGGCGAGTGTAGCAGTCACAGGTGCTCCGATTACAGCTGCCGTGCCTGCGGCAATCCCGAGTGCGCCTGACGACGCCATTATATCTAGCACGGAGTTAGCGTCGGTAGCACCGGCCCGGGGGTCTATTTGTTCTTTAGGTATATCGAGCGCTTTTGCTAAAGCGTCCAAGTTTTCAGGACTCATGTTATATTTTGCAGTGAAGTAACCAGACAGAGTAGAAGGGCTTATGCCTGACACCTCTGCGAGCTTAGTTTTAGACCAGCCCTTTTGAGCCAATGCGCGATCAAGGCGCAAAGATATAACGCGGCGCATTGTAGAATCAAATGAAGTTCGACTAGTTCGTGCCATTTTATGTTCCTCTTATAGTTAAAATAGTAGTATATCTATATTTTATAGATATTTTTTGACAAAATCAATAATTTTTTCGATTTTTGTAAAAATTATTTCGAATTTATGTATAAAACTTAAACCAAACTTAAATGAAAATCACTTGAAATTCGATGTAATTCGAGTTATACTGAAATCACCAAATAGATAGGAGGCGTATAAAAATGAAATTGACACTTAAAGCGGCTCGGGTGAACGTGGGGTTGACTCAAAAACGCGCCGCGGAATTACTAAAGGTGCACCCACAGACTTTAGCGAAATGGGAAGCCGATAGTAGTAATATGCCGTACGGCAAAGTTAAACTCATCGAGGAAGTCTACGGAGTGGACGAAGGTGTAATTTTTTTTGGCAATCAATTCGAGTTATCTCGAAAAGTGAAGTGAAGAAAAGCTTTCAATAAGGAGCAGACAGATGAAACAGAAAGAATTTGCAATAAGAATGTTCGGCGATGCAATCTCCGAGCGAATGAAAGAACTGGAAATGACAAAAACGGATTTGGCCCGTGCTGCTGAAATCTCACTACCGACTTTGCAACGTGCACTAGAAGGTAAATCAGTCCGGATGGATACTGTGGTAGCAATTTGTTACGCACTCGAAGTTAACGACGATAGAGATTTCTGGGAGACGGATTATTATAAGCCGGCGCTTGACCGCATATAGGTGAACAGATGCAAAAAGATTACTTACAAGTGGTTGCCCGTTTATGTTTATTGTTAATCACAATCGGGCTGATAATAGGTGTTTGTTTATTTCTCATTATGGTAACGGTAATCGCCGCTACAGTGTGGTAAAGGAGTACTTACTATGATCACAAAAACAATTGCTGTGAGCCAAATGGCCACAGTCCTCGGGTGGACATTAACTGCAGTCCGGGAATGCATTGCCCGAGACAAGTTCAAGTTCGCTCAATGCTGGAAGACCGAAGGAAAAAAGGGAAGAACCTTTTCTATAGATAAGGACGGATTTAGACACTACTTATCTAATACACTCGGATGGACGGACAGCAAAATCGATAAAGAGTTCAAGGAGGCACACATCGTATGAGTAAAGTCGTGATTTACGCAGTCAGAGTTATAGCAGCATTACTAGTTGTTGGTACTGTAGGTTCTATTGAAATAGACCGCATTGATATGTGGACTGGATTCTGCCAGGCAATGCTAGGCATTACGCTTTGGGCACTCACTAGTTACTGGATTGAGGAGCAATATGGCAAAAGATAAATTCTGCAAAGTATGCAATAAGAAAATCAAAAACCCATATACGAATTGGTCTTACTTAACCGGTGAGCCACGTATCGTGTGTGATAACTGTAAGGAAATACATCCAATCGTTAATAGATTCCGGATGCAGGCCAAGTTAACTCTTAAGCACGGATAAGGAGAATATTATGCCAAAAGTAAACATTACAAAATCAGCAGTTCGTGCCTTTATTCTAAGCGAATATCGGAAAAAGCACGAGCCTTTGAGAAACGCACGAAAAGAAGCGCTGCGGAGCGCCATAGAATCAAGTCATCTATTTATAGATTTTAAAAACATAATGGCCTCTGCGGAATCGGTTGCAAGTGCGTTAGAAAAAGCCGGATACGGATCAGAATTTAGACGAAATCTTGTCTCTTGTGATAAGGCGTTAAATCGTACAATAGGTAATTTGTATACGGCGGGGCTTGATAAACCTAGTGATGAGATTAAAGCATTATATGCAATCGCGAAACCGTATGATGAAAAACTCGAAAAGTTAGAGAACGCTTATCAATCGGCACGTAGTGTTATCGATATCGCACCAGGAGGTAAAGCAGCTGCCGATATTTTAAAATTGGCAGGACTTGATTTTTATGCGTGGCAAAATACTGACAAGGGAACAACATTAGATTTAAGCGCTTTGAAAGGCGGTGATTAAATTGCGAGACTGTACAACGTGCCCTGATAAAGATTACTGCATTCCTGACGAATGCTTGGGCACAAAAAAAATGCCCTCACACACGGCAATGCGTAAAGGGCACATAGAAAAATATCCATTTAAAGTATATCACATCGTTAAACCGAAAGGAAACAGAACAATGATCGAGTTAAAAATCACAGTAGACAAAGCAGTTGAATTAGAACAAGAAGTGAAAGACCTATATCAATCTATTGTAGGTACTTCAGTTAAAGAAGTAGAAAACTGGACAACTAATGACGTTAAGCCAGCTAAGAAGGAAACTCCTAAAGCTGAACCTGTTAAAGAAGAAGCACCAGCTCCTAAAACTGAACCTGTTAAAGAAGAACAAGCGTCTACAGTGGAACCTGAAAAAGCAGTACCAAGCCTCGAAGCAACTCGTGAAGCAGTAAAAGACGTAATGGCGAAAGCCGACGATAAGACGAAAGCTAAAGGCGAATTCAAAGCCTTCTTAGATAGCATCGGCGCTGAAAAGGTAACATCTGCTACCGATGAACAACGTATTCAAATTATGGAATGGGTGAATAGCCGTGGCTAAGAAACACGCCTTACTAGGTGCCTCAAGTAGTGCCAGGTGGCTAGTGTGTACCCCTTCAGCAAGACTCGAAGCGATGTTCCCCGATGAACAATCTCCGTATGCTGCGGAAGGTACTGTAGCGCATGACTTGGCGGAAGCAATTCTCCGACATAAGCTTGAAGGCAAAAAGGCGCCTAAGCTAGACGATTACTCCGCTGAAATGGTAGAAGCGGTTAATCGGTACGTCGATATTTGCGAAGAGAAGGTAAACGAAGCTCGTGCTCGTTCCTCTGATGCGGAAGTCATGATTGAAGCACGGCTCGACTTCTCTAGATGGGTACCTGAAGGCTTTGGTACTGGTGACATGGTAATCGTAGCGGATGGCATCCTGGAAGTGATTGACCTGAAGTACGGCAAGGGCGTTCCTGTTAGCGCCGTTGAAAACACACAAATGCGACTCTACGCACTAGGTGCTTACGACGTTAACGAGTTCCTATATGACATTAAATCAGTTCGGATGACGATCGTTCAACCAAGACTTGATAGTGTGTCTACCGACGAAATGTCACTTGAAGAACTTCTTGATTGGGGCGAAGATATCAAACCTATCGCACAACGTGCCTGGGACGGTATCGGCGAATGTACACCTTGCGATTACTGTAACTTCTGTAAAGCACGGCACACCTGCCGAGCATTAGCAGATACTTGCCTTGCTGCTTTCTACAAAGATGGTGGTAAGCTTAATCAATTACTCACTGACCAAGAAGTATCTGACATCTTAGCGATGAAGGATTTAATCACAAAGTGGATTAAAGGTGTGTATGATTTCGCTTACGAAAAAGCATTATCGGGTGAAAAGCAATGGCCTGGATATAAATTGGTAGAGGGTACATCAAGACGTACTATCACAGACCCAGAAGCGGCAGCTCAGACTTTGCTTGATAACGGCTACAAAGAAGAGGAAATCTTCAAACCTCGAGAACTCGAAGGTATCACAAATCTACAAAAGGTTCTCGGTAAAAAGGGCGTTGCCGAATACCTAGAAGCGTATATCGACAAGCCTGAAGGCAAGCCTACACTTGTACCGGAAAGCGATAAACGCCCAGCAATCAATACCGTAGAATCTATGGCTAATGAATTTACAGACGAGGTGTAACAATGGTAACTGTTAATGCAATCGCAAAAGAGCTCCGCGAACGAGGTCACTACTTCGATGAGCTCTACCAAATTACTATTGCTTACGCTACTAGCTTACATGTCCGCTACTATGCTGTAAATGCAAGGTGCGAGGCAATAGAAGCGTCTTATACATTGGAGGAGAACTCGTTTGTTTCACCTCCATGGGAAGATGACGACAAATGGACCGCTTTAGATGATGAGCGGTCCGACATCGAAGATGAATTAGATAATTTATTTAGTACAGTAATAGGGTTCGAACATGACTGTAACCCATTTAAGAAATAAGGAGACCGTAACAATGGCTAAATTAACAACTGGTATCGTAAGACTTTCCTATGCAAACATCGCTCAACCTCGTAAAAACGACGACGGCAAAGCAAAATATAGCTCCCAAATCATTATTGATAAAACAGATAAGAAAACAATCAAAGCATTTGAACGTGCGATTGAAGAACTTAAGGCTGATCCAAAAGCAGTGGCTAAGGTTGAAGGCAAAGCAGCATACCTTAAATTGAACTTGCGTGATGGTGATACAGATGAAGCAGTAGCTGACCAACCTGAAACATACGCTGGTAAATTCTTCATTAATGCGAATAGCGATAAACAACCTATCGTATTCACTCGGGACAAAATCAAGATGGACCAGTTCGACATTGAAGAAGAAATTTATTCCGGCGTGTATGCGCAGGTAGCGCTTTCTGTGTTCGCTTACAACTTTAACGGTAAGAAAGGCGTAGGCTTTGGCCTAAATGGTGTCCGCAAAGTTAAAGATGGTGACCGCCTTGGCGGTGTGCACGTATCTGCTAATGACTTCGGCGATGACGATTTAGGCGATATGGACGATGACGATTTAATCTAAGGAGGCAAATATGGAGCTTAGTATTGATGTGGAAACGTATTCTGACTGCCCTATTAAGTATGGGGCCCAGCGATACGTTGATGATACAACATTTGAAATACTGCTCTTTGCCTACAGCTTCGATGACGAACCGGTCGAAGTAATTGATATGACAAAGGATCCACTACCCGAAAGGGTGGTGGACGCTTTGTATAACAAGGGAATTACAAAGACCGCATTCAACGCAGCATTCGAAATGCTTTGTCTAAAAAAGTACTTCCCTGATGCGGACTATACGAACTGGGAATGTACCTCTGTACTAGCTCTATACTGCAGTTTACCTGCAAGCCTCGACAATGTGTCTAAGGCTTTGAAATTAGGCGAAGCTAAAGACTCAAGAGGTAAACGCTTAATTCAGTTCTTCTCCGTGCCACGAAAACCAACTAAGACGAATCCTAAGACACGGAATATGCCAGAGGATGCACCTGAGAAATGGGCGGAATACATTGAGTATAACCGCCAGGACGTGGTAGTGGAAAAGGCAATTCGTAAACGCTTACTTTCGCTGAAACCACCGGCTATCGAGCACGAGTACTGGTTACTCGACCAAGATATCAACTGGCGAGGCGTGAAAGTAGATATGGAACTCGTCGATGCAGCGCTTGCTTGTAACGACGAAATTGTGGCGGAAGCTACCGAGTCATCCAAGATATTAACCGGATTAGAGAATCCGAACAGTACGATGCAACTTAAAGAGTGGCTGACGGCAAGACTAGGATATGATCTAGAAACAATGAGAAAAGACGATGTATCAAACCTCTTGACGCAGGATATCCCCTCTGATGTTCGCAAGGTACTGCAAAATAGACAGGTACTCGGTAACTCCTCCATCAAAAAATACTTGGCCATGAAAAACGCTGTATGTTCAGATGGTCGTATCCACGGCATGCTTCAGTTTTATGGGGCTATGCGTAGTGGTCGCTGGGCAGGGCGTGTAGTGCAACTACAGAACCTCCCTCGTAACTATTTAGAAGATTTAGACACAGCTAGGGAAGTACTTAAAAGTAGAGACGTAGAAATGCTAGACCTACTCTACGGAAACCCTGGTGATGTGATTAAGCAACTTATCCGTACTGCTCTTGTAGCAGAAGAGGGACACCGATTTATCGTAGCCGACTTTAGCGCTATTGAAGCCCGTGTTATCGCCTGGCTTGCTCACGAGCAGTGGCGCCAAGATGTATTCGCTCAAGGCGGAGACATTTATTGCGCTTCCGCATCAAGCATGTTCCACGTACCAGTTGAGAAGCACGGCGTTAACGGGCACCTTCGCCAAAAAGGTAAGGTAGCGGAACTAGCACTCGGTTATGGTGGCGGTGTAGGGGCTATGAAAGCGATGGATTCAAAAGGCGAAATTCCTGAGAAGGAGTTACCTGGTATCATCGAAGCTTGGCGACAGGCAAGCCCACGAATTACGAGATTTTGGAAAGATGCAGACAGCGCAGCAAAGCAAGTCGTGAGAACAGGAGAACCAGTACGAATCAGACAAGGCAATATTAAATTCTTTAAATCAAAAGGCTTCCTGTTCATTGAGTTACCATCCGGTCGAAGACTTGCCTACGCAAGACCTAGACTCGGGCTTAACCGATTCGGTAGTGAATCGATTGAGTATGACGGTATGGATCAGGTTAAGAATACATGGGGTAGAGTTGAAACCTATGGCGGAAAGCTCGTCGAAAACATTGTACAGGCAGTGGCAAGAGATTGCTTAGCCGCATCAATGCTACGGCTTTCTAAAGCAGGGTACAAAATTGTAGCCCACATCCACGACGAAGTGGTTATCGAAGCGCCAATAGGCGAAGGCAGTTTAGAAGAAGTTATAGATATTATGTGTGAACCTGAACCCTGGAATGAAGGGCTCATATTAAACGCAGCAGGGTTTGAGAACCCTTACTACATGAAGGATTAGGAGGACAATTCTTATGAAACTCTCAAAACAACAAATTCAACAACAACGTGAAGCAATCGACGCTTTATATGAACTAGTAAAAGACGCTCCTGCAAGCGAACGTAAAGATTCGGCTATGGCATACTGCGAGGGTTGTATTGCTGCTTGTGATTTAGGTCTTAAAGTACTCAATGGTAAAAAGACCGAAGCACCTAAGACTGAATAGCCTGTAGTTGAAGCTACTCCGGCGGCAGAAGAAAAGCCAAAACGTAAACGTACTACTAAAAAGAAAGAAGAACCTGTAGTAGAAGCTCCAGTAGTTGAGGAAACTCCTGAAGAAGATGATTTAGACGATTTGTTATAAGAGAAAGGATAGCGCCTTATGAAGGTCTTATTCAATCTACAAGTACAACAGCTGTACGACCTAGTGCGGCGCAAGCAAGTGAACACTTGGGCACCTGCTATACACTACCACGTGGATTGCGGCCAATCATTTGCCTGCTTGTGGCCATCAGTATCTTCTGGGATGGGTAAAATAGTAGACCCTTATATATCAACTGAGTTCTATTGCCCACAATGTGGAGAATTAATCCGTACTAGAGGCATCGATGGTGATTGTGTAGCCGATGCCTCCGGTAACGATAATGTTCCTTTAGATATAGAACTATCGGTTATTGATCGGGGGACAATCCTTGATGTTAAATTTGACTATCACACAGTATATGTCGATAACGATACACAATCTATCTACCCTGGATACAAGCCTCATCTTATCGATATATTACGCTTTGATTTTAGGCAAGGAAAGGTATTTTTAGTTCAAAAGAAACGTACTCGCGCTGATATAGTATCGGAAATTGAACCTAATATATCTATCTTTTACTCTAAATCGCTGCCCTTGCACTGGCTAGTAGCAACTCCTAATTGTCGATTGTCTCAGTATCAAAAAGAGCTGCAGACTTTTGCTAAAGTGCTAAAACAAGCTTATTTCGCTAAGTTATCAAAACGAGTTGGGTATCAAGTTAAACCAATCAGACAAAGTGTACTACTATCGTCCAAATACGGCGCGCTCGATAACTTACTCCATAATCTAGTGTGGAAAATGCACGCGCCGGATGCGCCTGCATTAAATGACAAGTTAGTTAGAGACCACGATAGCTACTTCAGACCTTTCGGGGCTAAGTTAACAAGTACCTCAGCTATTACTGAGTTAACTAGTGCCGGCGTACCGTTTATCAAAGCTCTTATTCAGCTTTATAAAGTACCGGATAAGCGCTGGGTTCGGAAATTATTAACTATCCGTCCCTTCTTCTATATCAAGGTGATCCAAACTGCTAGCAAGGTATTCAAAAGCATGGATTATCAGAAAGCATTCACGGACCTTGTGGCAGAGGAAGGTGGAAAAACCAGGTATATCCAATCTTGGCCTATATGGAATGATGAGCGGGCCTTGCTTACTGTTACCGCTTTTCTCAAACTTATGCGCCATCAATATGGCGAACGTCGAGTTCTATTATTCTTAAAAAATGCTGACTCCTATTCGGAAGTAAAAGATACTGCAGATATGTATAACCGATTATCAAGAGCTAGGAAAAAAGAGATTTGGGCTAAACGTATTCAAATTAAGGATCTGCATGACGAGATTGTGTGTATATCCGAATTTGAAAAAGCAGAAAATGTTCCTGTACAACGCAGCATGCTCCATAGCAAGTTAATAGACTCCGTTGGTGGTCTAGATTTTGCTGTGGTTAAAACAACACACGATATAATTCGACTAGGCGTCCAACTCAATAACTGCGTAGGTACCTATGTAGAAAAAGTCAAAGAGCAAAAATGTGCTATTGTCGGTGTGTTTGAAAACAGTCGTCCAGTAGCGTGTATTGAGGTAAATCCTACGGACACCTCTGAAGCATTTACAGTAATACACCAGGCTAAGCTAAAAAACAACAGAGGCGTACGAGATAATCACAACATTAATTATGCTGTATGCCAATGGGTTAAAAAGCATAGATTACAAGTACCTAAATATTTAGGGGACATCCACTTTGCGAAGGGAGGAGCGATGTAACATATGGATACAAATATCATCATAGCTACGGGCAGAAGTCGCTCCGCCCGTAGCTGGAAGTCTCAGAAAATGACTTGGAGTGCTTTGGCCAATAAATTGGCTGAGCCTACTGTAACGAATGAAACGGCTGCTGAATATGCCAAGATGTCTAAAGCTGATCAAGGCCAAAAGAAAGACGTCGGTGGATTCGTCGGCGGATATATTCCTAAAAATGGTAGACGTGTTAGAGGCGCTGTTAAAGAGCGGTACTTGATTACTCTTGATGCGGATAATCCCAGTGAGGACTTTCTATTAGACCTCGACATGGAATTAGGCGGAATGGAGTACGTACTATACAGTACACACAGTCACACGGATACTAATCCACGCTATCGCGTAATCATTCCTGTGGATAGAGCGATGCAGCCTGATGAGTACCAGGCAGTCTCAAGACGGATTGCAGATAATATCGGGATTGAGTTCTTTGACCCATCCACGCACCAGGCTGAACGTCTTATGTATTGGCCAAGCCATCCTAAGGATGTCGAGTATGTATATCAACGAGGCGAAGGCAACCTAGTATCTGTTGATCAATGTCTAGGCGCATATCGTGACTGGCGTGATACGAGTCTTTGGCCAACATCTGATAAGGAATCACAAATTCGCCTTGATGCGGCTAAAAAGCAAGGCAACCCTTTGGAGAAAAAGGGCCTTATCGGTGCCTTTTGTCGGAGTTACAGTATCACGGAAGCTATCCATAAGTTTCTCCCTGAAGTCTATGAGCCTACAGCCGTAGAAGACCGGTACACATATGTAGCCGGTAGCTCGGTAGGTGGTTTAGTCATTTACGATAAAGACACCTTCGCTTACTCCAACCATGCGACCGACCCTATCAGCGGTAAACTTGTTAATGCGTTTGACCTTGTCCGGATCCACTTATTCGGAGATAAGGACCCAGCAGATGAGACCAGCGTCACTAAACTTCCAAGCTACAAAGACATGATTGACTTTGTGAACGAAGACGGCGCAGCACCAATCCTGCTCGACAAAGAACGTATGGCGGATATGGAGTTTGAGGATATCACAGAGGATGACGAAGACTTTTTGTCAAAGCTAAAACGTGATAAAAACGGTACGCCTGAATCTGATGTGTTCAACTGTTTGGTAGTACTTAAACATGACCCTGCATTAAAAGGTAAAATCCGTCTTGATGAATTCGCACACCGCTTAGTCGTGATTGACGATTTGCCGTGGCGAGGTAAGGATGAAACCCCTTACTGGACGGATACGGACGATGCGTGCCTGCGTAACTACTTCGCTACTAAATACCTTATCAAGGGTAAAGGCATTATCGACGATGCCTTGCAAGAAGTAACGCAAGATAATAAATTCCATCCGGTACGCCAGTACTTAACTGGTTTAACTTGGGACGGTGAATGTAGAGTCGATACTTTATTTATCGATTACATCGGCGCCGAGGATACCGATTACATTAGGGCTGTTACCCGTAAATGGATGTGCGGTGCCATCGCACGAGTAATGGAACCTGGCGTTAAGTTCGATACAGCTATTGTATTATATGGCTCTCAAGGTTTAGGTAAGTCCCTTATCTTGGAGCGGTTAGGCCGTAAATGGTTTAACAATTCTTTAGTCGATATCAAAACCAAAGACGCTCTTGAACAAATCCAGGGCTCATGGATCAACGAACTCGCTGAACTCGCACCTACGTATAAGAACGATAATGAAATTGTTAAGGCTTTTATCAGTCGTACCTCTGACCGGTTCCGCTCACCTTACGGTAGACGGACCGAAGAGTATCCACGCCAGTGCGTATTCGCTGGTTCTACTAATAATCTTATGTTCTTAAAGGACCGCACTGGTAACCGCCGATTCTGGCCAATCACTGGTGATAAGGACCGCAAGACTAAGAACGCCTGGGAGTTGTCAAAGGACGAAA